CGGATCCTATAATGTCATCTTTCTTGACGAGTTCGCTTTCATCCCGAATCACATTGCTGATGACTTCTTTGCCTCTGTTTATCCTACTATTTCTTCTGGACAAAGCACGAAGGTAATCATTGTATCTACTCCACGCGGTATGAATCACTTCTACCGTATGTGGCACGACTCTGAACGTGGTAAGAATGAATACATACCCACAGATGTCCATTGGTCAGAAGTACCCGGCAGAGATCAGGTTTGGAAAGAACAAACAATTGCCAACACTTCAGAACAACAATTCAAAGTTGAGTTTGAGTGCGAATTCTTAGGATCAGTCAATACACTGATTAACCCCTCCAAGTTGAGAAATTTTGTATATGAAGACCCAATTAAAAGAAATGCTGGATTAGATGTTTATCAACACCCAAAAGAAGAAAATAATTATCTAATTACGGTAGACGTTGCCCGTGGTCTTGGCAACGACTACTCAGCTTTTATTGTCTTTGACATTACAGAGTTTCCATATAAAGTTGTTGCAAAATATAGGAATAATGAAATTAAACCTATGCTTTTTCCAAGTATCATTTACGAAGTAGCAAAAGGTTATAATGATGCTTGGTTATTGATTGAAGTTAATGATATTGGGGACCAAGTAGCGAGTATTCTTCATTTTGACCTAGAATATGATAATGTTTTGATGTGTGCAATGCGTGGTCGTGCCGGTCAAATTGTTGGATCAGGATTTAGTGGTAAAAAATCACAACTTGGTGTGAGAATGACTGCTGCCGTTAAAAAACTTGGGTGCTCTAACTTAAAAACATTATTAGAAGATGACAAGTTACTTACAGTTGATTATGAAATCATATCTGAGCTCACAACATTTGCACAGAAACATAATTCATTTGAAGCTGAAGAGGGATGTAATGACGACCTAGCGATGTGTTTGGTTATTTTTTCTTGGTTAGTTGCTCAAGACTACTTCAAAGAAATGACGGACAACGACGTTCGCAAAAGAATTTATGAAGAGCAAAAAAATCAAATTGAGCAAGATATGTCCCCATTTGGGTTTATTTCGGATGGATTAGAAGACATGGATATTTTTGTAGAAAAAGAAACAGGCGATAGATGGTTAGTTGCGGCAAATAATAATTCTATGGAGTCTATGGAAATTTGGAATGTGGATGAATATGGGGACAGATCTTATATGTGGGATTATAGGTGACTTTAAGAAGCAGGAATTTATAAATACTTTTAGAATATTCTGGTAACACGGAGAATAAAGATGCCGCTTAATTTAGCATCTCCTGGAATTGTAGTTAGAGAAGTTGATTTAACTCTTGGAAGAGCTACTCCTTCGTCAAATAAGATTGGCGCAATCGTAGCACCTTTTGCGAAGGGACCTGTAGACTCGCCAACTTTAGTTGAAAATGAAAATGATTTGCTCAACAATTTTGGAGAGCCATACTCAACAGATAAACATTATGAGCATTGGTTGTCTGCTTCTTCATATTTGGCATATGGTGGAGCACTCCGAGTTGTAAGAGCAAATGATAATGATTTAAGAAATGGATTTGTTGGAACTGCATCAAGTGTAAAAATTGATAGTTTAGATCATTATAATGCATTAGGATATGATGAAAATACTCTTGCTGGTGTTGTAGTTGCAGCAAGAAATCCAGGATCTTGGTCAAATGGTATTAAAGTCGCCATAATCGATTCTGAAGCAGATCAAATTTTAGTTGGTGTTAACACATCAGTAGCATCGGGTATTACTACAATTGCAGTTGGATTTGGTGTCACCCAATCAGTTGCAGGTAGAATTAATCCTGGTGCTGGTACAACTTCAGTACTTGATGGTCACTTAAAAGGAATTATCACCGAAATTTCTGGAAGCAGCATATACGTTAAAGTACTTTCACACGTTTCTGCGGCAGGTACCGAAACGCAAGTTGACTATCAACCTTCTGGAGTTTATGCCTTCTCTTCAACTGGAAGTGTTGCAATTCATGCAACTGGTCAATCTGTTGCAGCAGGATCAACTTCATATACTTCTAGACTAGATTGGTTTGATCAACAAACTTTAGGTCTCACAAGTACTTCTTCTATTTCTTGGAATAATATTGCTCCAAGACCAGGAACTTCTGCATATGCTGCAGCAAGAGATTCTAGATTTGATGAAGTCCATGTAGTAGTAATTGATGCTTTTGGAACTGTAACTGGAAATGCTGGAACAATTCTTGAAAAGCATTTAAGTTTGTCGAAGGCATCTGATGCAGAGTTTTCTGTGGGCAATCCATCTTACTGGAGAAAGTATATTGCAAATAATTCGCAGTATATCTTCGGTCTAGGATCACCAACCGGTATTGTAACCACAGGATATAGTAGTGGTTTCAATTTAGAATCGGACGTTGCTTGGGATCAAGAAGCAGAGGGAATTACCTTTGCTGCTGCTGGAGCATCTACAAACACCCTCACTGGTGGTAAAGACTACAGTGGTGTGGCAAACCTTGATACTGCTGGTTCTCTAACAGCGACTCTTGGAGAGTTGTCTGACGGATATGATTTATTCGAAAATACAGAAAACTTCAAAGTAGATTTCCTTCTGATGGGATCTGCCGCATATGATATTTCAACTGCACAGGCACTTGCCAATAAACTGATTTCTGTTGCAGAATTGAGAAAGGATGCAATTGCATTCATTTCGCCATACAGAGGTGCTGCTCTCTCGGATACTTCGGTACAAACTGCAGTAACTGTAAGATCTGCTGCCGATATTACTGATAACGTAATTGAGTTTTATGCTCCGGTTTCATCTTCTTCTTATGCAATCTTTGATAGTGGATACAAATACATGTATGATAGATTTGCAAATACCTTTAGATATGTGCCATTAAATGGAGATATTGCCGGTCTTTGTGCTCGTAATGATATTAATAACTTTGCTTGGTATTCACCTGCAGGAACTTCCAGAGGTGCAATCTTAAATGCAGTTAAACTTGCATACAATCCATCAAAAGTTCAAAGAGATAAACTCTACTCAAATAGAGTCAATCCGGTGATATTCTCACCTGGAGCTGGAATCATTCTCTTTGGCGACAAGACGGGTCTAGCTAAAGCATCTGCATTTGATAGAATCAACGTACGTCGTTTGTTTGTTTATCTTGAGGATGCAATTTCTCAAGCAGCAAAGGATGCTCTCTTTGAATTCAATGACGAAATCACTAGAACAAACTTCGTAAATACAATCGAACCATTCTTGCGCGATGTCCAAGCCAAGAGAGGAATCTTTGATTATGTTGTTATTTGCGATGAGACAAATAACACTGCTGCTGTGATAGATAATAATGAATTCATTGCAGACATTTACATCAAACCAGCAAGGTCCATCAACTTCATTGGACTCAACTTTATTGCCACCAAGACTGGTGTTGATTTTGAAGAAGTAATCGGAAACTTTTAATTTAGAGGTTTAACACAAAATGGCAACCAGAACCCAACTTAACACAATTCCATTAAGAAAAATTACAGACTTCAAGAGCAAGCTGTCGGGTGGTGGCACCAGAAGTAACCTCTTTGAAGTTGAGCTTGCTTTCCCAGCAGCACTTGGTATTGACTCAAATACCCTAGACAAGAGTAGATTTCTTGTCAAAGCAGCAAATCTTCCCGCATCAAATGTTACTCCTGTTGAAGTAGCATTCAGAGGAAGAACTTTAAGACTTGCTGGAGATCGCACATTCGAAAGCTGGACGATTACTGTTATTAACGATACTGACTTTGCAATTCGCTCTGCATTTGAAAAGTGGACCAACTACATGAATCGCCTTTCTGATGCAACTGGCACTACAGATCCAGCACTTTATCAAGCAGATGCATTTGTTTATCAACTTAATCGTGATGGAAGCATCTTAAGAGCTTATCACTTCTATGATTTATTCCCAACTAGCGTAAGTGCAATTAACTTGGCATACGAGACTGAAGCAATTCAAGAGTTTACTGTTGAAATGCAAGTACATTGGTGGGAAGCAATTAAAGGATCTTCGCCAGCAGCAGGCGGTGAAGATATTAACTAAATAGAGTATCATATAACGTTTAACTTATAAAATGGCGAAACTTTTTGGTTTTTCGATTGAGGATAATGAAAAAAAATCCAAATCAATAGTTTCCCCCGTACCTCAAACCGATGAGGACGGGGTTGATTATTATATTCAATCTGGATTTTATGGTCAATATGTAGACATTGAAGGTGTTTATAGAACTGAATTTGATTTAATGCGCCGTTATCGTGAGATGGCACTTCATCCAGAGTGTGATAGTGCCATTGAAGATATTGTAAATGAAGCAATCGTAAGCGACCTTTACGATTCTCCCGTTGAGATTGAATTAACAAATCTAAACGCAAGCGACAAGTTAAAGGATATAATTAGAAAAGAGTTTAAGTCCATCAAAGAGATGATGGATTTTGATAGAAAATCTCATGAAATTTTTAGAAATTGGTATGTTGATGGAAGACTTTATTATCTAAAAGTGATTGATATGAAAAAACCTCAAGATGGTATTCAAGAATTGAGGTATATTGATCCAATGAAGATGAAGCACGTTCGTCAAGAAAAGAGAACGAAGGGAAAAAATGGCACAGATATTGTAGATAGATTAAATTATAATGGAAATTCGGCAAATAATTTAGATACAATGTATTCTGAAATGGAAGAATACTTTATCTACTCTTCAACTCCAAGTTACCCGATGGGTAATTTAAGTGGAGCTTCTAAAGGTTCTCTTAAAATCGCTAAAGATTCAATTACATATTGCACCTCAGGATTGGTTGATAGAAATAAAGGCACAGTTCTTTCATATCTACATAAAGCAATTAAGGCACTCAATCAACTCCGAATGATTGAGGATTCTCTTGTCATTTACAGATTATCAAGAGCACCAGAGCGTCGTATTTTTTATATTGATGTTGGCAATCTTCCAAAGGTAAAAGCAGAGCAATATCTCAAAGAGGTTATGTCTCGCTATAGAAATAAATTAGTTTACGATGCTAATACTGGAGAAATCCGTGACGATCGTAAATTTATGAGTATGCTTGAAGATTTCTGGCTCCCTCGTCGTGAAGGTGGTAGAGGAACGGAAATTACTACTCTTCCAGGTGGTCAAAATCTTGGAGAATTGTCTGATATTGAATATTTCCAAAAGAAACTTTATAGATCTTTGAATGTACCCGAAACCAGAATTGCTGGGGGTGGAGAAGGATTTAATATGGGTCGTTCTTCAGAGATTCTGAGAGATGAATTAAAGTTTTCTAAATTTGTCGGTCGTCTGAGAAAAAGATTTGCTCAGATGTTTAATGATATGCTTCGCACGCAACTTCTTCTAAAAAATGTAGTTTCTCCAGAAGATTGGGAAAAAATGGAAGATCATATTCAATATGACTTCCTA